ACATTCTCGGAAACGAGCCAATAACCTGTGACTGTCAAGAATAATGAGAAAACATCCTTATACAAAATTATTAGAACGTAAACGTACTTGGACACCAGTACAACCAACCAAAGGGGAGGTAAAAGAAGGTGCAGAAGAAACCATCAAACGTGCGCTCGCAATACGTCATATGGAGCTCCCTGTTGGAAGCTTCATTCGTGAAGGTTTGGAGAAAAGTGTTCCCGATAATGCCAGGGAACTCCTTGAATCAAATGTTAAAGATGAGGAAAAACATGATATAGCTTTACAATATATAGTAGATGTTAATGGTGCTGATGAAATTGCAGAAAAGGAGGGGAAGTTATTAAGAGATGCTTGGATTGAACATCCTGATCATTGTCTTCTTAAAGCACTTGTCGCAGAAAGAGCTATATTCTTTGTTCTACTCCCTTTCTTTCGGTTTAATGGCGATCCTGCTCTTAGGACAGTGGCGGCAGATATCTCAAGGGACGAACAAATCCATGTCGGATGTAATACTCTTGTATGTGCAGAGCTGGGTCTTTCTGCTTCTCCTTCTCTGGATAAACTTAGGAAGGCCACTATTAACTGGATAATGCAACCTCTAGGTACAAATACCTACGATAAATATTTGGACAAAAAATTTTGGCTAGATGCTAGTGACAGATTAATGTATGAGGGCAAAGCCCCAGAATTTTCTGAGACACAGCGAGCCAGAATGCCCGCCTTTTTTGAACATGCAAACACAAATCTCCCTAAGTACGCTTAGGTTGCACAACCAAAGATTGGATGACCTCATCAATAGATTAGATGAGAACTTTGGTTGGAAGCCCGTTCATCCTAAAGAAAACATCGAATCAATAATGTACCGAGCTGGACAAGCCAGTGTTATTGAATATATTAAATCTATTATGGAGGAAGAAATCTAATGTGCGGAGGAGGACCCCCACCTATGCCAGCACCACCACCTGTTGCGCCACCACCACCACCACCTGAAGCTCCAAGGTCACCTTTACCTGAGCCAGAACCAGTTGTAAGAGATGTAAATCCAAAGGTTCGTAAGGCAAAATCAGCTAAAGCTAAGAACCCACAAGCTAAAGGAACTCAAGCTTTAAGAATACCTCTTAAACCTAGTGTTAATACAGGCGGAGGAAGTGGACCTGCTGGCGGATTAAATCAAGGACAATGAATACGGCACGTGAACGTTATGTACAATTAGCTGGGGATCGTAGACAATTTCTAGATACTGCAGTTGAATGTTCAGAACTCACGTTACCTTATTTAATTACTGATGACTTAAGTACAAATCCAAATCATAAGAAACTTATTAAACCCTGGCAAAGTGTCGGTGCGAAGGCAGTAGTAACGTTAGCAGCTAAGTTAATGTTAGCGTTACTACCACCTCAAACAACGTTTTTTAAGTTACAGATTAGAGATGATAAAATTGGTGAAGAAATACCTTCTGAAATTAGAAGTGAATTAGATCTATCCTTCTCCAAGATGGAGAGAATGGTGATGGATTATATTGCAGCTTCTAATGACAGAGTAGTAGTACATCAAGCTTTAAAACATCTGATTGTGAGTGGTAATGCACTTATTTATATGGCTAAGGATGGTTTAAAAAACTTTCCTTTAAATAGATATGTCATTAGTAGAGATGGTAATGGTAACGTTTTAGAAATAGTTACAAAAGAATTAATTAGTCGTAAGGTACTAGAGTTTGAACTGCCAGTACCTGATCCAGATAAAACAAATGAATTTGGACCGACAAGTTCAGATGGAGACGATGTAGAAGTATACACATATGTTAAATTGGACGAGAAAAGTGGACGCTGGGTTTGGCATCAGGAATGCATGGATTGTATTATACCTGGTACTAGAGGAACAGCTCCAAAGAAAGCAAGTCCATGGTTAGTTCTCCGATTCAATACAGTTGATGGTGAAGATTACGGAAGAGGAAGAGTAGAAGAGTTTCAGGGGGATCTAAGATCTCTTGAAGGACTCTCTCAGGCACTCGTAGAAGGCTCTGCAGCAGCCGCTAAGGTTGTGTTCCTTGTATCACCCTCATCAACAACAAAACCGAAGGCTATAGCCGATGCTGGAAACGGTGCTATAGTTCAAGGACGCCCAGAAGATGTAGCAGTTATCCAAGTAGGTAAAACTGCTGATTTTCAAACAGCTTCTCAGTTAGCTCAACAATATGAGAGAAGAATTGCAGAAGCATTTATGCAATTAAACATCCGTCAAAGTGAACGGACAACTGCGGAAGAGGTACGCCTCACGCAGATGGAATTAGAACAACAGTTAGGTGGTTTATTCTCACTATTAACTGTTGAATTTTTAATACCATATTTAAATAGAACTTTATTAATATTACAACGTACTAAAGAGATACCAAATATCCCTAAAGATTTAGTACGTCCACAAATTGTTGCTGGTATTAATGCATTAGGTAGAGGTCAAGACCGTGAAAGCCTAACAACATTTATTGGTACTATTGCTCAGACATTAGGACCAGAAGCATTAATGAAATATTTAAATGCTGATGAAGCTATTAAGAGATTAGCAGCTTCACAAGGTATTGATATATTAAATCTTGTTAAATCTGAAGAACAGATGGCACAAGAAATGCAGCAACAAATCCAGATGCAACAACAGCAATCTCTGTTAAGTCAAGCTGGACAACTTGCAAAATCTCCTTTAATGGATCCTGATAAAAACGAGGCAGTAGCTCAGTCTATGGCTAACGTTGCTGCACAAGCAGATCAACCAGGTGATGAAGGAGATGTACCACCTCAACCTGAACAGTAATGGCAGAAACAATGACATACGACCCTGGTACTGATACAATTACCACGGGTGATAGCTTAACACCTGATGAGCAAGAGTCTCTGAAGGTTGGTGAAGTAATGGAAGCAGAGCAAGAACAACTTCTTGCTGGTAAATATAAAGATGCTCAAGAATTAGAGAAAGCTTATGTAGAACTTCAGAAGAAACTTGGTGAACAAGAATCAAATACTGAAGAAACTACAGAAGAAGTAGATAGTGAAGTAGCCCCTGCTGATGGTTACAAAGAAGATGGAAGTGTAGATTATGATTCTGTTAATAATACCTATGGAGATAAATTAGGTAATTTATTCAAGGAAAACAATGTTAATCCTTGGGAAATTAGTAAGCATTTCCACGAAACTCAAGGTGAAATAACAGAAGAGATGAATCAAACTTTACTTGATACAGGATTATCTCAAGCATCTATTGATTCTTATTTAGCAGGTAGAGCTGCTCAAATGGGTTATAATTCAGAAGCTGTTTCTGATTTATCTGATCGTGAAGTACAGTCTGTACAAGATTCTGTTGGAGGTTCTGCAGAATATAATAATATTGTAGAGTGGGCTTCTGATAATTTAGATGCTGATGCTCTTGCAGCTTATGATAATGTTGTAAGTTCAGGGAATGCAGCCAGTATTAAATTAGCTGCAGCTGGGCTTAAAGCACAATATGAAAATGCTAATGGTTATGAAGGAAGAATGTTAACAGGAAAACCACCTAGATCTAGTGGAGATGTCTTTAGAAGTCAACCTGAATTAGTTGAAGCTATGAGTGATCCTAGATATGATAGAGATCCTGCTTATCGTCAAGATGTTATAGATAAACTTGATCGTTCTGATTTAAATTTTTAATCATGCCTAAAAAGAAAAAACCAATTAAATCAGGTCCAGCTCCTACTTGGGAGTTACCACATGGTAAAGGTCAAGGACCACGACCTGGAGATCATACACTACCACCTTTAGCTAATAAGAAAACTATAAATTCAGTTAACGCTTAAAGCAATGCCTTTATTAAAAAAATTAGCGGCAAGAAAAGCTGCAACAGACAAAGCTACTAAATCTCTTGAGAAAAAATCAAATAAAAAAAGAGAAAAATTAAAGCCTTGCCCTCCAGGACACAAAAGAGTTAATGGAAAATGTGTCCAAAAGGGTGTAGGTCCAGAATATAGACCTTAATTTATCATGCCTACACCTAATTACGCTGCTGATAAAGCAAGATATGGAGCTTCTGATGCTCGAATTAGAGCAGCTGGAAAAGATAAAGATAAATTATTAGATGCGGCTAGACAGCATCCTGATAGAGCATCTAAAAGAAAAGAAGTGAATAGTGTAAATGCATAAGCGGCTGACCCGAAAGATCGTCCTCGGCCCAATGTACTTTTATTCTATTTATTAATGACAACTACAACTGAACCAGGCAACAGACAAAACAGATTCGCTACCGAACCACCAGTACAGGTAATCGACAGTGATTATTTTGATAACGCTGAACGTGTAAACGGTCAACTAGCTATGCTAGGTTTTGTGGCTGCCCTTGGTTCATACATAA